TTATCTGCTGCAACTAATTCACCAGGCCTCATAGACAATGCTGGCTCTACAATATTTAAACCACCCTCAAAAGGGAAGTAGTCAGACTCTAGCCCAGAAGGTTTAAGCTGACGCCTAGTTAATTTTGTCATTGTGGAACTACTGTAAAGTTATCTATATCCTGAGCCCTGGATAACCTTCTATTCTTTTGCCCGGCAAGCTGATCTGCTTCTAACTTATCTAGCAAATCCTCAAACTCAGCTAACGCTCCAGATAAAATCTCAGGAGCATCCTCATTCTCAGCATAATATATCTTAGCCCTTGCTGTTATAATCTTATGGAACCTGGAAGGAATTGGAGACTCACTAGCGTCAACACTCATTTCAGTAGGTGTTTTCCAGTATGCTGCAGATATTGCCGTTGTGTCGGCGGGAGTAGGGTACAAGTCTATAACATTATTAGGCTTAACAGAAAATACCTCTGGTGTATCTGAAGTTATTGAGCCAAGCTTATACTCTAGATTATAATCATCCCAATCCATATACTCTAGCTCTTGATATGAATCAGTTCCTTTAGCAAGAACAAAGGAGTCTAACTTCCAATTACCTAAATTAGATGGGGATGTTAAGGTAGAAACATCTGCAGTTGGAGTAAGAGTTACCTCAGTCCAAAGAAATCCCCAGTTAAACCACCTGCTTTGTATATCTACATCAGCTTCTTTTACATAGCGAACAACCGCATTCTCCTCTTCCGAAAGAGAACTTGAAGTAACATCAGATGGCCCAGTACCTGGTATACCTATATCCCTAGCCATATTTTGACATAAAACTAAATATGTACTCATATCAAATTTTTCACTATATCCTTATAAATGTCGTTTGGTTTTATATTAGCGGCGCACATTGCACCGCCAGTTTGTTCATCCCTACTACAGGTGTTAAATCCGTAATGCATTTTATGACAAGGAAAGCAAAAATTATCATAGTAATCCGGAGAAAAAGAAGTAGTATTCCTCCAGTGTTTAGATAAGTTTTCCTCAGAAGAGTGAGAAAGCATTACAATCTTATGATTGCTCAGTGTAGAAGCAGCATTTAATACCCCAGTTTCTGGGCCAATTACTACAGAACACTGATCTAAAAAAGAAAGAGTCTTCCTTATAGACCACTTACCTGCCTTTGTTACAACTCTCTTTTCATCTTCCCAACCTTGCTCTAAAAGCTGACACAGTTCATCGCCTACAGTAACAAAAGAGACATCATTTCTGCTGGATAAAACATTAGCTATTACACTATCAGACCAAGGATAAACCTTATGCACAGACGATCCAGACAAAGCCCATAACACTACGTACCTTGACTTTATCTTTTTTCTCTCCTTCCTGGCCCATTCCTTTTCTTGTCTGGTAGGATAGAACTTAGGATTAAATATATGTGGAACACCGGCTAAGTCATGGGTTCTTTCCATATAATTAACATTACATTCTTCATGTAACTTATCCTTATCCCAGAAAAATCTCTCATCCCCTTTTGCTAAGACAGTCTCTCCGCTCCTAAGAACAGAAGGTCTATCAGGGACAACCAATAAAGAAGCTTCTATGGATTCAGAAAGCTGTATTACCTTATCAAATAAAGGAGTAAAATTTTCCCAATATTCGGTAAGCTCACCCTCTGGTATCATGCCGGTTCTTTGAACTAAAAGCTCATCTACATAAGGATTACTCTTTAATATATCCTCCCCAACGGGGGAAACATTAACACAAACCCTGTAACCCTGATCCTTTAACAACGGTAGTATAGAACTAACTTGCAACATATCTCCAAAAGCGCCATACCTAATAATACATACGGTCTTTTCTTCTCGAACACCCCCAAAATCCTCTGGGGTATATTCGCTCAACTCCCTTTCGGGAATATTTATTCTTATCACTGTTTCTTTAAAACGCCCATCCTGCTATGACGCCCGTTCCTCTCACCATTTCACCGTTAACACGACCTTCATTGTTTGTTCGTCTCTGATCATACCTATAATCCATAGCTCTCTCATCGAATAATTGAGAACCGCTGGTATAACCTTTTAGAACAGGATCTGTATGACCATACCCCATTTCTGGAGTCTCAACAGCGCCGCCAATAAAGGCATCAATCATATTTAATTTACCTGCCATTTTAGTATCCTCATATGGATTAGGGGCGGTTTCCCGCCCCGTCACCAATTAATTTAACGCCACTCGAATTTACCACGATCAGTATTGACCGTTGATTTCGCGATTCCCTGCGGCATCTGAGCCTTACCAATACTGTCCATACCTAGAGATTTTAAAGATTCCCCAGATATGTCCTTCTTTTCGATAAGACCATTCTGATTAACCGTAGGAGCGCTTCCTGCTGTATCTTTAGCCATAATTGACCTCCTTAGTACCATTCAACAACAACATACGGATAACCCATACCAGCTTCAGTACCGGCATCTACCCCAACAACTGGAGTACATTCGATCTGAGTATCAGCGGGAATAGCCTCTGCTATGATGGCATCCGTATCATCTTGGATATTGAATGTATCTGTCAATGTAGTACCGTCTGTAATGTTAAGCTTGCAATAAGCATCTGCATCCCCAGTCGTCCCGACCTGAAATGACGCCTCTGTACTATCACACGCGAAAGTCTCTGTAACCTCAATACCAACATCAATAATAGTTCCTTTCTTACCCGTTGGCCCCTTAAAAGAGAAAACGGTAGGTGTACCATTACCTAAGTCTTGGCTAGCACCAGATTGGATTCGCGTAGTTATGGGATTTGAATAACTCATAATATATCTCCTTTAAGCTGCGCTGTCCCACATCACGATGCGTGACTGAGCCTGCTGTGTGTGAGTAATGCCAAATCCGCCAAGGTAGTACCATGCGACGCCACGATCCCTTCCGTAATCCCCAGGAATTTTCCCACGAATTTCTTCAGGAACTGCAATAGCTTCAGCAACAGTATCCTCACCAAAGAACAAAGCCCAATTTGATTTTGAATTAGTCCAAGCTGCAGCAGCAGTGGACATACCAGCCTTCGCAATATTAGTTTGTTCTACGAATCTAACGCCTTCGTAACGACCAATTTCGCCATTCATAATCATCTGAAAGCCAGGATCAACATACTGCTTGATTGATTCTAGATCATCTTTCAGAGTACGCCACGTTGTCGGCCATGCAAGAGCGTAATAATCATCGTCAGCATAAGCTGGGATATTACGTTCTTTCATGACATCAACGATTAACTTAACATGTTCTTTCTGAAAAGCAACATCGTTAGTTATCGTACATGCCGTGTTAGTCGTCAACGTGATAGCTGACGTGCTAGACCCACCAGTGGGAACTACACGTAAAGCGCACGCATTAAACTGAGCAGCGGCAAGAGTATCGAATGCCTTCTTGGCATCGTTCTTCAACACTTTCCTTACTACCTCAGACACTGGCTGCTCAGAGAGATCGTCTAACTTGCCCGTCCACGGTACAGAGTTACCTGCTTCCGTGATCGTCATTGTTCCCTGAGAGATAGTGAACGAGGTTTCTGGGACGGTATTGGTTTCAACTAGTGTCGAGCCTTGAGTGGCTACGTCACTAAACACGTTCCAATGGAATGTATCTCCACGATGGAGTCCCTGGTGTGCTGCGTCTTTAACGTCGCAGAACTGGCGGAACTTCACCATTGGCTGAACTGCCATCCTAAGAAGGCGGCTCAGATTTAGAGCATACATATAACCACCGGAGGTGCTAACTGACCATACTTGTCCAGCCATAATTACCTCCTATAGAAGTTATAAAAGTTGACCCCTAGCCTTTTTCATCTCCTGAACTATTTCAGAAGGTGTCATTGGAGCTTCATCAGAACCAATGTTTGCAGAAGCCAACGCGGATCTAGGTTGGCGCACAATCTTCTTTTTGCGCTCAAACCTACCATTTGATTTAGGCATTGTACCTGCCCAATCACGAGTATATTCAGCAGCTGCTTTTATAATTTCAGCCGGTGTCCAATCAGGATTCTCCTGAGTTAGGGTAACCGTTTTATTATCAGCAACAGTTCTAAGTTCCGGAGACTCTGCTATATCTGGAAAATCTTCCTCAAAAGACCTAACAGCCTCTTCTAAAGATCTTTGATATTGAAGTCTATGGACCTTTTCAACCTCTGCTTTTTTACTCTGATCATAGGACGTAATAGCCCTACGTACAACCTCTTCTACATTTTGGGTAGCGTTGCCGCGCCCACTATTCGACAAGGTTTTTAATAGACGAGCGGCCTCTTGGGCATCGTCTTCAAACAAAGCACTATGATATTTTTCAACTATGTCGTCAACATCACTAACTTCGCCTTCTTCAGCGGCGTCCTGTTGGGGTGGCCTGCTGTTTAAATTTGCTACATATTGGTTTATCTGTTGCTCACGCGCAATAAGTTGCCTTTCTTTTGCAGCAGCAACTTCAAACCTTTTTTGTGAAGCCTGATCTTTTTGATGAGATCCTTTTAAAGAGTCAAAAGGAACTTCAAGTTCCTGTCCGTCTACTTTAATACGAGTTTTCCATTCCTCTCCATCATGCCATATTGGAGATTCTACTTCTTCATCAAACCCACCTTCTTCATCTATTTCCTTACTTCTTCTTTCGTAAATATCTTCTAAAGCTTTTTGCCTATCAGAAGTGAATTGATTCTCTTCTTTAGGAGCGTCTTCAGAAGTTTCTTCAACCTCTTCTAACGCATCCTTCGGGGTAGCGTTATCCATTTTGTATTTCCTTACGGTTCAAGTTCACCGGAGTTTTTATATCTAGAAATAGCTTCTGCATTTTCTCCGGTAGTAATTACAGAAGCCAACCATTTTAAAATATTTATAGGAGAAACTAATTTATCACTAATCTCCCTATATCTATTTAGCTCTTGTTCTGGAGAATAACTCCATCTAGAACTGGTCATCTCTTGTAAGAGTCTGATGCCATCCTTATATTCATTGGTGGCTTTCCCTATGATAGCTTGACCAATGGATGTATTTAAGAACTCCCTAGCATTCTTTCCGACTCTTATTCTTTTAACTAAATCTTCTATCCCTACTTCAAAGGGATCATAATAATCCATATTACCCTACTGCGTAGGGTACTTTATTATAGTCATTCCTAGCCATAATTCCTACGGGTCCCTCGTCTAACATTTCTTCCTGCCTATCAATCTCATCTTGAGCTATCTGATTAATAAGCGCCTCTCTCTGCAGCATAAGTTCTGCCCTCCTTGTAGCCACGTCCTCCTGCTTAAGTTGTAAATCTATATATTGCAACTGAGCATCTATCTCCTTCTTTCTAATCTCAGCGCCAGTCTTCATGTTCATAGCTTCGAGATTTCCCTGTTGTTTCATCTGCTCTACCTCTAAACGATTCTGGAGCTTGAGCTGTTCGGCTTCAATAAGAGATTGCATCTCCTCAAGTTGAGCCTGCATCTCAGCCATTCTTGGGTCACCCTCAAAGTTGATAAACCTATCACCATCCTTATAGCCAAGCTGGCCAAAAACTTCTTTGGTTACTTCCTGTATATTTATTCTATCTGCTATACCCGGAAATGAAGCCAATGTCTGCAGGCCTAGCATAAGATTCTGCACTTTCTTTAATGGATCAGTAGCATTAATACCAACATTAACCTTTAGAAGAACCTCGTACTTAAGTAGATCATCTACAGATACATCCTTCATTGCTTGGTTAACGCCTACCGCGGCTTCACCAGCTAAAGCTAAAATAACTTCATCTGTCTCGTAATACTGTTCTAGTCTAAGAAGTTGTTTAAGAACCTTCTCTACCCAAGTTTCAGAAAAAGTCCTCAGAACATATTCAATAATACTTCCAGTGCTGTTAGCTAACAGAGACATACCGCCAACAGTTTCATTTAAAGATCTAGAAGCCTGAATAGTTGAAGTTGAAAAGTTCCCCTGAAGCTCATCAAAATCCATATTAATACGATCTTGCTCAGCATAAGCTGAACCAGTAACGTCCCTGGTTTCTATAATCCTAACATCTTGATCGGGATCATCCATCTCAACAGCGCCACCAGGAACAGACCTAAACAAAGCATCTAAGTCTATATTCCTATCTCTTCTTATATGGTATCTTTTATTAAGCGCTAACTTAACATTGTCAAACCTTTGATTCCATATATCATTGGCGGCTGCTTGTAATTCTTGCGTTAACTCGACAGTACCGGCTGGGTATAATTTATGTGACTCTACATTAACACACCCCATAACATATGGCCTTTCGCCGCTCCTTAACCAAGGATACATTTCTTGTAATGGAACTGGATCGGTTAACATATAGTCAACACCAGCTGTAAAGTAACACCAATCCTCACCGTCTCGCTTTATTATATTCTTATGAACCCAGATTATTTTATAATCTTCTACCTCTCCATAACCAGCATCATTATCGAGAGGGTCTTCTCTCGGTTCATCTCTAATTAATCTAGTGGTATTATCATCTTCATCATTAGAAGTGCTTAACAGTTCCCCCACGCTCAACTCGTTCCACTCACCACTTTCCATTTTTATTAAAACATCTTGCAAATACATAGGCACTAAATGTATAATATATGGAGTACTTTCTAAAGGGTCAGACCAATCAGAAGCTGGATCAATCCTCAAGTTTTCTGGAGATATCACCTCTATTACAGGCTTATCTCTAATAGACGTAACTTGACTTCTTACTTTTTCGTTACCATCATAGTCAACTACAGGTTTATTATTCCTGTCAACCTCTACATAATCCTCATCTCTTTCTTCGTAATCCCAATACTGATGGCTTACGCATACGCCCTGAACAGCTGCGTCTTGTAACGCAGCGGACATAGTCTGAAACCAAGGGATTGTATTAGTTAGCCTATACTGTATAACAGACTGTGAAACCACTGATGCAGCCGCTTGATTAGGATCATTAGGGTTTCTTGGTTTTATACTAACCACATCCTCGTTTGTAAAGAATGCAACATTCATTGCAGACTGTAAATTTCTTACCGCTGTTCTAGTCTTTGGCCTAAAGAATCTAGATCTTTTATCATATGCATTGGTGTTGTATTTAGATCCCGGCGGATGATTACTATTAAACAATGATAAACTTTTATCCCACTGCCCTCTTAGGTTTGCATCAACCCACTCAGATGAATCATCATAAGCTTGCCGCGCAAGCCTAAGCCATGAATCCTCTCTAAGAGAATCTTCGTTATCTACGTTTAAAACTTCTGCCCCTTCTGTTGGCGGCTGTGGGTTAATCAAACTCATGCAGCATAATCTCCGTCAAGTTTTCCCTTCACATCCATATCTAAATCATTATATAAAGTATTATTAAATTTTCCCCTCTGCTGCCTAAACCTCTCTAATATCTCTCCTCCAGCCATCACTACTATTTTATAATCATTATCTATCTTGTCTGCATGAATGACGAAACCCCAATTACCAGACAATCTTAATGACTTTACAGTAACAACACCATCCATTACATTCACCGCCCAAAACCAACCAGGGTATTTTTTTTCTAAAGTTTCTGCAACATTCTTTGCTAATACATGATCATTAATAGAAAATATGTTAGCTTTTTCTATGTCCACTCTTCTTTCTCCCTTTATAAAAAACTCTATTTCCATTATCAAAAGTATAAGTTACAACAGGGCGTGTCCTTATTGATGGGTCAGCCTTTTCAACTAGTTGAACCCAGCTATATTCTGTATCTTTCTTTTTCATGACATTATCACTCCTGGAATAAAGTAGGGTTGCCCCACCAAAGGATACCCAGGATCATAAGGTGTAAACACAAGGTTCCCTGCTGAGTCGATAGTAAATGTGTAAGTAACCCCGACAAGTGGGGTTATAGTTCCAGTGCTCCAATTGCCTGAAACAGTCGCCCAAGTACTTGTGTCTGAAGCCCAAGTCTCCCCTTCATCAAGACCGGTTAAAGAACCAACAGACGGAGTAAATATATGTCCAGTAGTGGATACTGGGAGAAACCCAGTTAATGTTAAACTTCCAGAAGGAATATACCAAAGTTGTTGTATAGTCCTGCTAGGCGCTGTTCCGGCTAAAGTTAGAGAACCAGCGTCTGGTTGATTCTGTCCTGTCTCAACGGCACTTGGAACAAACGGAGCATAATCCCAATTGTCAGAAGAAGTCGCCCATGTCCCGCCATAATTGTTCCAGTCATAGGTCTGGATTATTTCTATTGAGGCATTCTCTGGAGAGATTGTAAAGCCTACTCCTGCCGCCGGAAGGATGCCCGTTAATGTAAGAGTGGGTGCAGTTATCCTGAAATCATACATAATCCCAGATTCAGGAGAGTACGCTGTAAAGGTTAAATCTGCTTTATCAGGAGATATACCTGTACCTACAGCAACTTGGGGAGTCGGTCCTGTTGTCCAAGTACCCGGGGTTGTTACCCATGAAGTGGTTAGTTCATCCCACTCGTAGGATTGTATTATTTCAAGATCGGTTTTATCAGGAGAAATAAACCTCGAAACACCGCCGCCCGGAGCGGAAGAACTAAGCGTTAAATCTGCTTTAGCCGGTAAGGCAACTGGACCATTCCACGCCTGGCTGAATTTTGCGTCGTCCCAATCTCCAGTTGTTGCGGCCCAAGTTGTTATAGACATTATTCTTTAGGGTATCTAGATTTTATTTCGGCAACTTTTGACTGCCAAGATTCCACAACGTCTTCTAATGCCATTTTATTTTCCTAGTCAAACTGATTATTCATAAGCAATGTGCTATTGCCCCTCTATTCCAAAAACTTAATTCCTTAAATTTCCCATATTGATCTGTTGTTAATGATGTTTTTGCGTTTGTATTACTAGAGACAATAGCACCAGAGATTTTATGAAGCCCTTTTAAGTTGTAATAATCATCCACATCTTCATAAAATTCATCTGCAACTATTGTTTTTAGATCATGCTCAAAACTTGGAATCTCCAGAAATTTGTAAATGTCCTCTAACACTTTCATAGGGCTTTTTACAAATTTATTGTATTCCACCAACAGCAAGCAATTTCTGTATTTGGAGTTATAAGCATCCTTAAAAGAAAGATATGGCAACTTAAACATTTGGGTATCCATAGTCTCTGGATTCCACGGTGTCTTATTAGCGCTAAACACATTCTTATAAGAGGCCATTATCTCTTCTACATTCCTGACGGGGCAGAGAATTTTGGGGCTAATCCCAAATACCTCTTGGTACATTTTGATATTCGGAACTAAATGCCAATGCCTTCTGCAATCTATTACATGATCTTTGTCCGTCATTAGATCAAAGTAAGAATCGACGGTGGATCGCAAGTAAGGTACTTTATTTTTTTCTAAACGGGAGGTTTCTATTTCCCATCCCTTATCTCCCCATAGAGAATACTGCCTCCATAGAAGTTCTATAAACGGCGACTGGGTCGCCAAGAAAATATCAGGGTTTTGGCTCAGTATCGACCCAATTAACGTACTACCCGATCTTGGTAATCCCGCTAAAAGAAATAGATTCTTCATTCTTTGGGGTATCTAGACTTTATTTCGGAAACTTTTGATTGCCAAGATTCCAAACCGTTCTCCGTAATAAATTCGATTTGTTCTTCAGCAGGCCCATAGTCGCGTCTTCTTTTCGCCTCCCACCCCATTTCCGTGTAGACCCATGTTTGCCGCCAATTGCCGTCAACATATTCTGGATCACCTAAATCAAAACTATGATCTTCGGGTGGGTCAGGCTCTACCGGTTGGATATTAAACGGGGATTCCTTTGATGGATCAAAAGGAACTTCTACTACATTATATTCAGCGCGAATATCTGCATTAGAAAGTGCATTTACAGGAAACCCTATGTTTGGATTATCCTTCTTTAAGTCTTGGAATGTATAAGATTGCCCATCTTTAGTGTATTTCATAATGTTGTATGCCTAAAATGTTATATCGCCAGTACCCGCTGTAAAACTGTAAAGTTTATAGCCGGCTCTGGATGTAACTGGAGTAGTGTTTCCCGCTGATCCATTTACTGTTAAACCCGCGCCGACAGAACTCAAATCTCTTTCTGTATCTGCATATGCAATGATTACAATACCGCTACCACCGTCGGCAGCGCGATCACCAGTGTCTCCGCCGCCTCCGCCGCCACCACCAAGACCATCAGTCCCCGCAGTCGGCGTAACACCTCGTCCTGTTCCTCCTCCGCCGCCGCCTGCGCCGCCGGATGATGTATAGCCTGTATAAGAGGTTCCACCACCTCCTCCGCCGCTGTAATATACAGAAGAACCGGTAATTGAATTAGCAGCGCCGGCACCACCGTTGCCTCCTTTACCCGCACCACTGCCAAAACTAGCACCACCACCTCCCCCTGCGCCACCACCGCCACCGCCTTTATTGCCGTAGCCCGGACCCCCACTACTTCCTGTTCCATGTCCGCTACCGGCGGCGCCATTATCTTTTCCACCTCCACCGCTTCCGTTATTTGCCCTTCCGTTGCTTCTATTACCACCACCACCACCGGCAGTTAACGTAACACCATTTGTAAATATAGAATCCCCACCATCGCCACTATATATTACACCACCCGCACCTACAGTAATCGTATAAGTAGAGCCATCAACGGCTTGAGACGTATCATAAACTTGGCCGCCTCCGCCGCCTCCGCCGCCGTAACTCGATGAGGCACCGCCTCCTCCTACAAGGAAGATTTCAATCGTCTCTGTACCGCTCCCCGTGTTTGCGGCCCCCAATAATGAGGTTTTTTCTGTTCCTAAAGGCATATTACTCTCCTTAACCCATGTCAGCGCCGGCTTGAAAACCGTACCAGATGGTTCCTTCATCCATAGTAAAAAATGTATAAACATCTATTTTTGCAGCGCCACTCGTAACATCTGGAGCAGAACCACCAGCCCAATCAACAGATGCAGGCCATGCAATAGTTCTATCAGAAGAATCCTGTGTCCATACTAAAGTAAAAGCACATGATTTTCCAGTAGGTGATGGATTACTGAAAGTAAAAGTAGTATTTTGATCTGCTGTAAGAGTAAATACATTACCTGTTGTTACGTCAATATCTACAGTAGCCGCCGCAGTTAAAGCAGCTTTTGTTTCGGAATAGTCCTTTAACTCAGGACGCTGTATAACATAATCCGCATGATTAACTATTCCAGAAGCATCCGCCGTAAGTGCCTTAGATGTTTGTACTGTACCTAAAGTAGTAACATCATTATAATTTAATTCAGTAGTAGTTGAGGTAACACCATCAAGAAGATTAACTTCTGCAGCGGAAGCCGTAACTAAAGTACCTGCTAGTTTCAAACCGCCATCTACAAGATCATGACAAGCGATATCCATTGTCTGATCGCCTGCGGTTGATCCAATAACAATGTCACCAGAAGCATCCTGAGTAACAACTTTGGAATCTTCAGACGTACCAAGCGTAGTGATAT